GACTATATATTATATGAAGTACCGTGTAACGTTTGATTTTCATTTTCTTGATGAACTTACAGAACAAGAAATAGAAAATTTAATTTATATTATTGAGTCATGGTCCGAACATGAAGGTGGAGCGTTTCTGGAAATACCTGGTGGATTTAAAAATTTGCTTATATCTCGTAAGATGATTAAAAAAGATTAATTTAAAACTCTGTTTATGTGTTCTAGAAAAGATTCTTTATCATCATCTTGCATTTCTTTTCTATCAACAATAAATTTGTCAGAGAAAATATAATCGTAAAAATGTTTTGTTCTTTCGTGATTTACAGAAAGCATAACATGTTGAAAATCTTGCATACCTCTTGAAACTATTCCAATGATTTGCCATTTTTCATTAAATATTGGTGAACCAGAGCTACCACCCATACCAACAATACTATAAAGATTCATTGGATATATTTCTTCTGGTATTCCTATTTGACCCTGATAATATCCATCAAACATCAAGGCCATATTTGGACCATGCATACTTCTTGGTGCAGAAATATTGTAGACATGATCTCCTATTTCTGGAGCTTCTTCTGCTATTTGTATGTCTCTTCCTTTTATATTGCCATTAGCAACCAGTATACATAAATCGTCTTCATTTGAGCGTATAGAAGAAATAATATCATATTTATTTTCATAAAGATCTAAAACTCGCATTGCTACTGTGTTAGGATCGCAAATATGTCCAGCTGTAAGAATAAAAGTATTAGAATTATTGGAATGACTAATAATTACTCCAGAACCCGTGCTAGCATATTCTGTTGTCAGAATTTCTATTTTTACAAATGAATCTCTCGGAGCATTTTTGAAATCATTTATATTGCTGAGAGTAACACATCCACAACTAGTGCCACATATCACTAGAAAAATTATGCCGATTAGTTGTTTAAAAAACTGTGGCATATATGTAACTATAGTGCAACATGATAAAGCGCATATTAATATAAAGAAAAGTTGGGAATAAAATGAAAAAAATATATGTTTTAGATACAAGTGTCTGTCTTGCTAATGCAAATGCTGTTTATAGCTTTGGAAAAGATGATGTTTATATACCTTTAAAAGTTTTAGAGGAAGTAGATAAACATAAAAATCGCCAAGACGGTGTTGGTCAAAACGCTCGTAATTTTATTAAAATTCTTGATGAACTACGAGAAAAAGGCTCATTACAAGAAGGAGTTAGACTTCAAAAAGGTAAAGGTTTTTTAAGATCAACCGCTCTTACTGCGTCTTCTTTCCCGACAGATTTAGACTTATCAGTCCCAGATCACGTCATTATAGCAACAGCCTTCGGTGTTTCAAAAATTCATCAGGATAAGAAAGTTGTTGTTGTATCTCGCGATATTAATATGCGAGTTATCTGCGATTCAATAGGTCTTGGTTCCGAAGGATATGATTCTAATCAAGTTATTTCCAGCAGCTCTGAACTTTATTCTGGTGTCAAAGATCTTGTTGTTGATGATGAATTTATTGATCGTTTTTATCGTGGGGATCAATTGTTTTTAGAGGATAAAGTTTCTCATTCTTTGTTCCCAAATCAATTCTTGACACTTATTAGTAATAATACTCCCAACAAAACTGCTCTTGCCAGATTTATAAATAAAGATACGCCACTACGTAAAATTAGCGAGTTCAAGGGTAGGAATAATATATATGGTGTTGAATCTCGCAATCGTGAACAAAGTTTTGCGATGGATCTCTTGATGGATCCAACTGTTCCAGTTGTAACTCTTGTCGGTAAAGCAGGTTCAGGTAAAACTTTAACCGCAATTGCTGCAGGATTAGAATTGATGCTTACAAAAGGTCAATATACCCGCATGATTGTATCTCGCCCTGTTCAACCACTTGGTCGCGATATTGGTTATTTACCCGGTACAATGGAAGAAAAAATGTTACCTTGGTTAAGTCCAATTCAAGACAATTTACAGTTCCTTCTTGGAAACGATAAAGCAATGCTTGAAGCATATATGGAAAAGGGTCAAATTGAAATTGAAGCCTTAACATATATTCGTGGTCGCAGCATCGCCAAAGCATTTATGATTATAGACGAAGCACAAAATCTTTCAGCGCATGAACTAAAAACGATCGTCACTCGCGTTGGTGAAGATACCAAAATCGTTTTAACAGGCGATATAGAACAGATTGATAATGTTTATGTCAACGATACAAGTAATGGTCTTGCTTATGCTGTTGAAAAGTTTAAAACAGCACAATTAGCCGGTCATGTAAGCTTGCAAAAGGGCGAAAGATCTGCTGTTGCCACACTTGCAGCTAAAATTCTTTGAGGAGACAATATGGAAGATAGAGAATTAGAAGAAAAGATAGTAGAAAAAGACACACCATTAAAAGAACTATTTGTTCAATATATTGGCAACAAATTGAAACCAGATAATGGAGAAATAACAGTTGAAATGTGTGTAGAAGTTTTAGCAGATGAATTTCCGGATTTCTTATTGCTTGTAGCGCAAGAGAATTTTATTAGAGGCTATAAGCAGTGTGTGACGGATATGGAGAATAGTGTGAATGAACAAAAATCCGAGTAGATTTTTTAAGTCTGGAAATCAAATCAAGCTAAATGAACAAACAATTTTTGGAACAATAAATGTTGTTCAGCAAGGTGAATTCCCAGAAAATATTAATTTTAATAATATATTAAAAAAACTTGAGATAGTTGTTCCGGAACATTTTATACAAAATCTTGATGGCATATATGTTGGAGATTATGACTTTCTTATTAAAAGAGATTTAAATGCTCTTTATAAAGATGGCGTAATTTATGTCATGCCAGAACAAGATGATGAACAAGATGTTTATGAAGACATTGTTCATGAAATAGCTCACTGCGTTGAAGAAACTTATGGTATGGATATATATGAAGATGGCAAGATAGAAGATGAATTTTTACGCAAAAGACGTGCTTTGCTTGACATTCTGAAGGCATACGGGTACAATGAGGTATCAGATGCGGCATACGGAAATACAGAATACAGTAAGAAGTTTGATGAGTTTTTATATTTAATGGTTGGTTATCCAACCTTAACTCAACTAACTCCTAATTTGTTTGTATCTCCATATGGTGCAACCTCATTAAGAGAATATTTTGCGAATTGCTTTGAGGAATATTTTGCACGTCGTCAATACAACCACGTAAAGAAAATATCGCCTGCTGTATATGAAAAAATAGAACTCTTGTTGGGAATAACATAGGAGTGCTGCTTGCTTGAAACAGAAACTAAAAAGCCTGATTACGTTAGTTATTCATCAATTAAAGACTGGAAGTTTTGTCCACATTATTACAAGATTACTCGTATTGATAAAGTTGCTGCCGGAAGAGAAAGTATCCATACAGCATTTGGAAAAGCTCTACATTCAACAAGCGAACGAATCTTTAAACAAGAAAAAGAAGGTTCTTTTGACTATCCAAAAGACTTCTCCGCAAATTTCTCAAAAGAAATCTCCGCTCTACCAAAAGAGATCCGTGAAACAATATCACCGAAAGACATTACAGATTTTGAACAGCAAGGGAGAGAATTGGCAGAGCTAATTCATCCTGCTGCAAATCAATATTTTGGCGAATTTGAATGTTTCTCGGCAGAAGAAGATTTACTTGAAGAAATTGAAGAATATAAAGTTGATGACTACAAATATAAGGGATACATTGACCTTGTTTTAAAAACAAAAGATGGAAAATATCACATTATTGACTGGAAAACTTGTAGTTGGGGTTGGGAACCACAAAAGAAAAACGATGCTATGGTTACATACCAGTTAACCTACTATAAGCATTTCTTTGCAAAGAAACACGGAATTCCAACTGATAAAATTGAAACCCATTTTGGTCTTTTAAAACGTACAGCTAAAAAAGATAAAGTAGAACTATTCCGTGTTAGTAGTGGTGATAAAAAAGTAAGTAATGCTCTTAAACTTTTACAAGAATGTGTGCATAATGTTGACCACGAAAGGTTTGTGAAGAACAAGCTATCGTGTTCAACGTGCTCTTTCCGTAAGACACAACACTGTCCTTGAGGAAGTTTAATGAATAAAAAAATAAAGATTTTAACCATAAGCGATCATCCATTATCGCCAAGTGGAGTTGGAACACAAACTCGTTATATGATAGAAGCCATGTTAAAAACTGGCAAATATCAATTTGTTTGTTTAGGTGGTGCTGTAAAACACAATGATTATCGTATTCAAAAAACCCAAGAATGGGGAGATGACTTTATTATTATTCCAGTTGATGGATATGGAACTCAAGACTTAATAAGACAATTATTAAAACAACAGAAACCAGATATTCTTTGGTTCATGACTGACCCAAGATTTTATGGTTGGTTGTGGGAAATAGAAGATGAAATAAGATGTAATGTTCCAATGGTTTATTATCATGTTTGGGATAATAAGCCTTATCCAAAATTTAATAAACCATATTATGTATCAAATGATGTAATTGCCACTATCAGCAAAGTTACAGATGATATTGTTAGGAATGTTTCACCAGAAGTTGAAACTCATTATATTCCTCATGGTGTAGATATGGATATATTTAAAAAATATCCACAGCAACAAGTATCAGAATTTCGTAAACGTGTTTTCCCAAATGAAAATGGAAAAAAATTTACAGTATTTTGGAATAGTAGAAATGCAAGAAGAAAAAATCCCGGTAGTGTTGTTTGGTGGTTTAACGATTTCTTGAACCTTGTCGGAAAAGATAAAGCGCGATTGTTGATGCATACCGATCCAAAGGATGTTCACGGACCAGATTTAGAAGCTATAATAAATGAACTCGGCTTAACAAATGGAGAGGTGATGTTTTCTCCCGGAAGAATAGGTTCACAAGATTTAGCAGCCATGTATAACATGAGCGATGTTACTGTTAGTCTTTCTGACGCTGAAGGATTTGGCCTTTCAACCTTGGAAAGTTTAGCTTGTGAAACTCCAATAATTGTTCCACAAACCGGTGGATTACAAGAACAAGTTAAGAATGATGATGGCGAACATTTTGGTGTAGAATTGCCGATTGCTTCACAAATGATTGTTGGTTCGCAAGAAGTTCCATTTATTTTTGAAGATCGTGTTGCAAAAGAAGATTTTATAAATGCTCTTTTGAAACTTTACAATATGCCGGAAAATGAAAGAGAGATGCTTGGTAAAAAAGGAAGAATGCACTTAGAGAAGAACTATAATCTTGGTACCTTGATGAATAAGTGGGATGAGTTATTTACTCAAATGCACGAAAAGCATGGTTCATGGGAAAATAGAAAAAACTATAATCGTTGGACACTTAAGGAGATCGCATGAGAAAGAAAGTTTTAGTAAAAGGACCAGCACTTTCAATGAGTGGATATGGAGAGCAGACAAGATTTGCTCTTCGTTCTCTACGTTCAAGAGAAGATTTATTTGATATATTTCTTATCAATATCCCTTGGGGAAAAACCGGTTGGACAATTGAAGAATCGGAAGAAACACAATGGATAGCAGGATTAATGGCCAAAACTCATGGATACATTCAACAAAAAGGCTCATTTGATATAAGTATTCAGGTAACTATACCAAACGAATTTGAAAAGATTGCCCCAGTAAATATTGGATATACTGCTGGCATAGAAACAACAAAGATTGCTCCACAATGGATTGAAAAAGCAAAATTGATGGACAAGATCATTGTTGTCTCAAATCACTCAAAAGATACGTTCAATAATACTGAATACAAAGCTAAGAATGAACAAACTGGACAAGTATTTGATTTCAAGAATACAACGCCAGTTGAAGTTGTTC